CTAAGTCCTGTAGCAGAAGCACTATTATAATTAGGAGAACCAGAAGTCATCTGTGCTCCATTTAAGTCATATATCTCAAAATCCTCTACACCTGCCTCGTCAGCAACTACCCAATCATTAGGAGAGGTGACTTTAAATGGCGTACCTTGTAATTGGTTCTCATTCCATATATCAGTAAAGGTAGATGAACCCACTGTTGCCACCTCAAAGTCCAACGCTCCGTTCGGCACCTGTGTGGATAGCGCATCATACTTAAAAGCAATCTTGTTAGATGTGGTTCCAAACCCGAATAGAGTTGGATGAGGGCAGTCGGGATCGCCCGTATAATCTATTGGTGCAGTATATCTAAGATCTGTGGTCGCTGCGGTACAGGTAAATTGACTCGTGCAAGGAATACACCTCGAACTTGTAACCTGATTATCACCACCATATCCTCCACCAGACCCGCCAGTCGTGGTTACCGCCTCATCTTCAATATAATACGCAGGAGTTCCTACATGACCCGCTTTACTCGACGTATCATATAAGTATGAGAACCATGCGTCTGAATAAGCAAAGTCAAAAGAAAGTGCTGAAGGGGTATAATCAAACGTAAGTCTACAATCTTCACTACTGTCACAATTATGTGTTTTAAATACTTTACCACATCCACCACTTGTAACAGTAAACGTACCACCACTACTGACACACTTCTCTACAGCATTATACATGACAAAGTTATGATCTCTGCCTGGTATGTAATACTCGCTATTATCTCTTATCGTTGCAGTAGGATACTCATTATAAGTTATCGCAACCTGCCCTGTTGCCTCAGGATCGAATCCAAAGCAATGACCAGTATTAAGACTATTGGAGTTACAGATAGGATTCTGTCCTCTAGCAGTGATTTTACATCCCATGCTCTAATTTCTTAAGACGTTTATATATCAGGTCGTAGTTACCCTTAATATTTAGATACTCCGTCTCACCATCTGGTTTATAGTAGGTCTTATCTGGGGTTGGCATCTCTGAAACATACTTCTCTACCGCCTCTAAACGTTTACCAAGGGCAATTAAACAATCATTAATAGCATTCAATGCTGTAGAAATGTCTGTTTGATCGTTTTCAGTCATTCACCTTCTTTAAAATAAAACTTTGACCGTCGTCACTTAGAGCGTACTGTATTTCTGTTCCTCCATTCCAACCCATCTCTTGACACAGTTCATAAGGAATATTGAGTGTCATATCACCGAAGTCATCTTCCTCTAGTATTTGTGTGAATCTATGGGACATAATGTTCATCTATAGTCTATTTGTTCTCGGATAGGTAGTGGGGTGATTTCTCTTCCAGTCCATCCATAGTGTATATAGTGAATCATTATTCTTAGTATTGTAGATAGATGCAGCATGATCTGCACATTCATACATTCTATTATCTAAACACCCTTCTATTCTTATTAACTGCTCTATCGCCCAGACTCTTTTATCTTGTCTTCCTGTGTAGTCCTCTGGGGTCATTTTTATTCTCCGAAATTTTTTTAAAGTTGATGTAAATGAAAATACGAATAATATATCTAGACGTCTGGGGAACCTTTGTAGGTTAGGGTAGTGGCCGTTTTTATATATGACGGGACCCGTATAACTGCCAATATCCGTTAATAGCTGTCCGTGAGTGTTACATGATTTTAAAAACCTCTGATTTACTCATATTATAGCATAGGGTAATTACATTGTCAACCCTCTGCTACTTGAGAACTGGGAACAACGTCCCAAGTATATCCGATTGACTTTATATAATCGAATGTACTTATATCCTGGTTCTTCCGTACCCTCCATTCGTCTCTCTCAACTCTCAGATCATGAACATAAGTAGATAGTTCGTATATACTACTAAACTGTCCTAGTAGTTCATGCTGTTCATTATAGAGTGAGTAGACCATCTTAGATTTAGTTTGAAGCATACCGTTGTTTTCTGAACCCTTACAGAGTTATTATAAGGCATAAATCCCCATAATGTCAACCCCTTACTGGAAATGTGTGCATATGCTCAAAGCACTTGACAACTGTTGAGATGCGTGCTAAGGGTGCAACAAGTCCGTAGATTAATCGAGAGATACAGAACTGTAACAGATTTATTTACATATTTATTTATTTTCCGTGTTTTGTCTCTTATACCACTTCCTCCAATAATCCCATAGCATTAACGTCAATTCCGTTGTCGTTATCCTTACATATTTTAGTTGCTGTTTTAATGATACCCCACTCATGTCGGTAGATGAGAATGTTGACTTGCGTGTATTGTCTTCTGGAATGTTGTCGCTCTTCATCGCTCTTTAAATACTGATGTATGCAATACGTTATATAATCCTTACATTTAAAAGTAATGAATCCCTCCACTCCTTTAAATGTGATAGTATCCCCTACTTGCATTGTTTACTATTAGGAAATTGTGCTAGAATGTCATTAAGTTGTTTATTCAATTCCGACCTAACTCTATATAGTGGTTCTGTATAATCTTTGTTTTCTGTTAGATTACATGATTTAATCGCTTGATTGATTGCTTCGATACCCTTCTCTAATTGGGTAACGTGTTTGTCTAGTTCAACTAACTCCGACCACTCGTAAAGAACATGATGCACTAGGTAAAATCCTCCGCACCATAGTTTTTATATTCTAGGCAAGTTTTATGAACATCTAAAAGTCTCTCAAGGTTAACATTTTCTAGATCTGTCCACTCGCTAACATAATCCCATTGTTCCCAATGTGTAGAACCGTCCTTAAAAGTTGGTGCTGAACAAAAGTCATTATTGTCATCTATCCAAAATGTTCTCCCAAAATGTAGAGATAAGACGGTGTTGAACATCTGTTCATATAAATTCAAGGTTGTCATTATACTAGACTCCCTGAGATAAATGGAACTGTTGTTTTATGTGCCTGTATGAACCATTGAAAGTTTTTAGCGAAAACTCTTGTATGTGGTCTAAACTCTTGTAAAAGTGCATTGAGTCTAGATTTAGTTGTATTAGATTGAAAACCACCGTCAAAGATTGCCATGAATCCCTTACCTACGGTTGCTATATGATTGCCATGTAGGTAAACCATGCAGTTCCCTTTTTGATCGTATGTAGTGCATGTGTTACCATCTGACCATGCAATACCGTTGCGGATCATTGAGTTCATTGTTGCTTCGACTTTTCTCATAGTGCTTTGTTTGTTGCTTATACTAATATTATAGGGCGGGCGACCCACAAATGGGGGAACCCTGTGCCACTAATCAAAGTGTCACAAGGTACGTTGACATTATCTGAAGTTTAATGATTTAATTTCATTATCCTCTGGTGCGGTCTCTTCGAGATCTTCGACTCCTTTAAGACTATCGAAAGATGGATAAAAAAGATCGTCTAAAATTTTCTCGCTTAAAACTTCCTGCTCGTCTGTCATGTAAGTGCGGTATGATCTGATTGCTGAATAGACCAATTCGTATTCTGCTCTTGTCATTTTAGTTAAACTCCTGTAATTGATGTGAGACTAGTCTGCATATACTAGCATTAAGTTCGATAATGTCCGCTTTAATGTCATCATTCTCAGCATAATGAAAATTGAGACATTCGAGGACGTATTCAAGTTGTTTTTTAGTGAGTTCCATTTAACCCTCGTCTCTGATGTAACCATTTTCCGCTTTCATGAAAATGTCTAAGTGCTGTATTTGAAACTCTGTAAGAGTATCAAAATCGACTCCTCCTAACTTGTAGATGCCCCACTCTGAGATCTCCATAACGAACTCTGCCCAGTTAGCACATAGGCAAGCAACATTAGATAGGTTATCATCAAATAGAATTCTCTGCTTAATTCTGTTTGTTGGTTCTGTGTAAACTGAAGTTGCGTTCATGATGTTTGTTTGTTGTCTATACTATTATTATAGAGGTATATGGGTATGAATAGGGCAACCCTGTGACACTAATATAACTGTCACAAGGTACGTTGACTCTGTGGTCTATCTTATGTAAAGATGACCACCTGACCAATCAACATTTTTAGAGTCAGTTAAAAATCTGATATGCTCAGGTTTTTGAAATGTATATCTTACATGCTTAGCTGGTTTTGCCCAACCAGCTGGTTTGAATACGTCACCAGTTTCCTTATCAACAAATGCAACAACACTTGAATTTCTGTATTTTCCGTAAAACTTTGAACCTTCCCAAGTTTCAAATTCCTGTTGGACTACTTTGTAATACTTACGACCTTCAGTAATTCCAAATTTCATTAGGTTCGCTGTTCCGTTTTCGATCTCTGCTAGTTGCTGATTTGCATAGTCAGATAGATCTTGACGCTGACCTAATACGCTATCGTTAGGTTTTGAAAATCTCTCTGAATTGATTTTCAACTGTCTAACGTGTTGGTCAAGATAGTTTTTTGTGAGTGCTTTACAATACTCTTCAGTATAAGACTTAACAAAAGTCCTGTTTGTCTTTTTAACTGATTCGCCAATTACTTTTGTTTGAGTCATGTTTGTTTGTTGCTTATACTATTATTATAGAGGTTAGGATAGTTGAATGGGGCAACTATGTGCCACTTTCTATACTGTCATACACTCTTACCGATAACTCTGCATCTTGTGTTAGGGTTATCCCTGCCCGATCAAGTGCTTCCCATATCTTGTTAGAAATATGGTTATGCTCATCTTCTGGTATTACTTCCCATAGGTTAATGTAACCATCAAGTTCTATAAGTTGTTTGTAGTTCATTGCATTAAGTCCTCGAATCGTTTTGTTGCATCTGCTTCGATCTCTGGTAAGATACCGAATTGATGATTCTGCTCTATCGTAGTAAGTTGCTCGTATGTAAGATTATTCTTTTTTCGATAATCTTCCCATGCTTCATCATAGCAAGTTTCGAGTAAAGACTCGTGATGTAAAACTGACATTAGAATAAATCTCCTCCTGTTTGCATATAATCTACTAGAGAATTGAATTTCTTTTGATGTTTTGGATTTATACCTAGTTCTCTGAAGTAGGTAATCATGACCCAAAGGACTTCCATTTGGTCATTTGTAAAATCATACTTGTTCATAAATCCTCTTTGTTTATACTACTATTATAGTCCATAATAGAGTGAATGGTCAAATGATGTGCCACTAATGTAACTGTCACACCCAATCGGGCGAATTGAGTTTTACTTGCTTAAATGGTTTATTGAGTCTCTTATCAATTCTTGCAAGTTCATCAACCGCACTAAAAAGATCTAGATGTGCAACATCAGGTTCTTCATCATTAAATGCTAAATCTTCTTTGATCTCGTCAGGTAAATCCCTAACTGCATCATAAATTTCTTGAAATTGTCCTTTTGTTAGTTCAATTTTAATCATTTAAAAATCCTCCAAAACAAGTTCTTCAAATGCTTCCACACTTAATGCGGTATAATTATTTTTTTCGCATTCTTCTATACCTCTGTCCGATAACTCTTCAAAATCGAATTCGGGATATATTAATACCATTTCTACAGTATTATACTTATCACATATTCCAAGATTATATTTTTCTTGATTATCGTCATAAAATTTTCTCTCATCATTTGTGAGTGAGTCAAAATTTCTATACATAATGTTTTTGAGTTTCATTAGAAAAATCCTCCGTTAACTTCTGCATCTTGAATATTCTCGAACACTTCGACCTGTTTAGAAGTGAGTGGGAAATCCATATCCCTAAGAATATCATACAGTTTTACCATCTGGTAAATCTGATCTCCGTTCATGTGAACTGGCAATGTTTCGGGAATCATTTGTTGCATTTTTGTTTCTTTGTTTTCTTACTCTTATTATAAGGTATATTATACCCTATGCGTGGAAGTGTGTGACACATAATTAACTGTCCATTAGGGGTTTCATAATATCGTCCATTATGATACCGTTAAAAGTCTGGAATATGCCAAACTCTTCATCTTCAAGTGATGTGCAAGTTTCCAATATTCCTTTTACTTCATTCAAGTGAATGAGTAACTTTTGTTTTTTAGTTAACTCACTCATTAATTTGTTTCCTCGAATGGTTCTCTTAATGGTAGTTTAAAATCAGATTTCATATAATCTTGAATCTCATCAACAACTTCGCCAAAAGAATCGTCCCAATAGTTTTGTGCTTCATCAAGAAATTCTGCATCAGGCATATTCTTGTATAGGTCATCTAGATCATCTGTTACATATTGAACTAGATCTTTTGTTGACATATTGTCAACATATCTTTCAACTAAAAAGGATTTTAGTTCATTAATTAGTGCTTTGTCCATTAGTTTAAATTCCTAGTTTTTGTGCTGTTTGCTCTGTTGCTCTTCTTTGAATAACAAAATCTCTTACTCTCTCTCTGTCTAGTGAATCGCCATCGCCCCAAGTGATGTTACTATTTTCAACCGCACATAAATCAAGATAGTTGAGAGTTGCAAGTGCTAACTCTTGTCTAGTTAATCCATCGATAGGATATAAAACGTCAGGGTGACTAGGTGAATAGAATGATTCGCAATAATCAAGGAATTCTTTAAAGTTGTGCATGATGTTTCTTTGTTTGCTATACCTCTATTATAGGGATAAATGGGTATGAATAGGGGAACTATGTGCCACTAAACGTACTGTCACACCTCCCAAGTCCAATCGCCAAAAGTTGTGTTAGGAATAAAGATGAACTCTGTATCCTCGTCTTGAGGGTCTTTTCCATCTACTACCCACTCCTCGCAAATTGATAGAGCATCTAGTTTTCTATCTTCGCTGACTCTGGTAGTCATCGTATTAAACAAATGTTTAGACATTTGAGTAATTGCATTGTCACGTTCTTGTGTTGTCATGATTTAGTTCTCCTGTGCAATAATATCCCACACTTCAATATAATTGTTTAACCAATTTTGTTGAAATGTAGTGAGGGCATCGATCTCAGCATATACATGAGCATATAATAGATCATCAGCACTCATGAATGGTAGATTATGCTTATCGCAAAAATCCTCTAATACATCTGATAAAAAATCAAGTTTGTTCATGTAGTTACCTTGAATAAATTGATCGGGTGTGATGGTTGTTGTTTTCATACTATTATAATAGAGCATTATAGAGGGGAATGGGGAAATTATGTGACACTAGTTAAACTGTCACATCACTTGATGATTTTATATTCTCTGATGATAGGGTAATAACCAACCTCGTCAATAATTACCTCTATTAAATCCTTTTCATCTTTTGCTTCCCAAATACCAAGTGCTGAGTCATGAATTGCTCTCTCTTCATCAAAAGTTAACTGAAATTCTGGAATTCCATCGCCAACTTCATCTAACTCAAATTCAACTTCTTTTACATGAAATTTCATTATGCTCCCTGATACTTGTTTACAACTTCCTCTAAGTCTATTAGAGTTCTATTTTTTTCTGGGTAGTAGTCATCTGTATTGTATGCAAACCACTCTCCCCTATCAAAAACATAACCAAACTCTGCACCACATTTATCGCAATGATCGAAAAATTCTGTGATTGAGTTTGCTGTCTTAGGTTTCTCATCGTCTCCACCATAATATTCTGGTTGGGGGTCACGCTTAACAAATGTTTGCTTATCAAAATCATATACGTTATCAGAATAGCAAGATGACATATTGCCACCTTCAATAAGTTTTTCAACTTTATCCTGACTATTATACTGTTCTAATAGTGTTAAACCCAACCACTCAGGATAACCGTCCCAATGATGATAAACTGAAACAAAATTGTCATCTGACCTTTTAATTGCGATTCTTGCATTTGTTGACATAACCCTTAATTTGTTTGTATGAATATACTATAGGTGACTATGAGGTGATATGCAAGCAATAGTGGACAGTACGTTAACTGTCACACTAAAACAAATCAGTAAGCGATGTATTTGGTAATCTAGAATCTATCAGGGATTTATATTCTTCATGTAGTTCACACCCAATATAATGCCTATCTAATTGTTTAGATACCATTGCTGTTGTGCCACTACCTATGAATGGGTCGAGAATTAAATCCCCTTTTTTGCTCCCTGCCAGTATGCAAGGTTCAATTAAGTCAGGGGGAAATACTGCAAAGTGAGTTCCCTTATATGGTTTATTAGTTACTGACCAAACAGATCTTTTATTTTTTGTTGGGTAACTTTTAGTAAGTCCAGAATGAGGTTGTAATCCAGTTCCTTTATTATGATACTTTCCTTTAGTTCTATCTCTAGTTCCCCAATCTTTTGCGGGTTCTTTAATTGCTTCATTGTCATAATAATATTTCTTATTCTTAGAGAATAGGAAAATATATTCATGAGATTTAGTGCATCTATCTTTAACACTTTCTGGCATTGGATTAGGTTTATGCCAAATAATATCTTGCCTAAGATACCACCCATCTTTGCGTAATGCAAACGCTAATAACCAAGGTATTCCAATTAAATCTTTCTCTTTGAGTCCATCTAATTTGTTACCTCGTTTATTACATTTATCAGGTAAATCTTGTTTAGTTTTAGATACTGTTTGTTTAGGATATGATTGACCTTTTCCTGGTCTATAGTTATAATAACTATCCCCTATGTTTAACCATAGAGTTCCATCATCTGCTAAGACATTCTTAACTTCTCTGAATACTTTTACAAGTTCTTCAATATATTCTTCGGGTGTTTGTTCTTGTCCTATTTGTGATGACTCCCCACCATAATCCCTTAGTCCATAATAAGGGGGCGAGGTTACACACATCTGGACTCTCTCATGTATAGTAGGAATTGTATTTCTACAATCCCCATATAATATTGTATCTTTTTGAGGTCTTAATTTCATTAGCAATAAGCGATAGGGGGAACACCATCGATGAAAATTTGATTGACTACATGCTGTAATCTTTTTCCAATAGCATCGCCACGTTTGTATCCAGTTGGAACACTTACTTGTCCAAACTGTTTTTTGTATAAGTGAAATGCACCTGCAGGAATAAGACCATTAGCAACTGCTTTTCTGTCATCAGTATGAACTCTAATTACTCTACCTATTGTTTGTGCCATTTCAATAATTGGTAAATTCCTGAGTAAAACAGTATGAGTTAATCCTGGAACATTGATACCTTCAGATAGTATTGAATAGTGGAAAATAACAAATCTTTTGTTATCGTCCTGACCCCACTTTGTGAGGGTGTCGAAAAACTCTTCTCTACCAACCTTTACACCATTGATGATAGCACCAAACTTTGATGTAATGTGCATAAAGTCATATCCATTATCCTTGAAATACTCAAGAATAGTAGTATGTCCGAGCATATTACCCAATACTCTTGAACTAGGTGCAGCAACTAGGATTTTGTTGTTCTGGTTGTCATCAAATGTATTGATAATATCTCTGAGGTTATCAGCATCAATTTCATGTGCATTATACTTATCTCTTTGTGTAGTGTTACGAGTCTCGAAAGGAACAACTTTAGGGGGAACAATCGAACCACTAGCAACTAATTCCTGTGCAGGAACATTCTCCAAGACACCACCGTATATATTTGTGTTGTTCATGCCTCTGTCAGTAGATACACCACGACCTATGCGAGGTGTTGCTGTAAAAAAGAAACTTCTCTTTGCATACTGGACTATCTGAGATAGAGCAATATTAAAATGCTTACCACAACCATTGTGTGCTTCATCAAAGTAAATAGTATCAACTTCTACGTCAACTGCATTAACAACTTTCTGTAGTGAGTGATATGTGGTAAATATCAAAATGTTTTTTGTGCTGTTGTTTACCCATGTATTTAACTCGAACTGATTAGTTGTGCTAAAATGATGAGTCTCTCCTGAGTGAACATGAGCAACATCAACGTCAGTAATGAACTCTAGGAACTCTGCACTCAACTGGTTAGCAAGTAAGATACGAGGGGCGACTACAACTGTAGTCTGTGCAACTGGTAACTTGAATCTCTTGATAGCGTCAGCAATCATGATATATGTTTTACCACCACCAGTAGGCACGATGACCTGACCCTTGTCATTCTCTTGCATAGCGTCAAATGCTCTTTTCTGATGTGGACGTAAATTCATAATAACCATTTCAATACTCTTATTATAGCATTAAAAAACCCCTCTGTCGAGGGGTTGTGACACTATCCTAACTGGTCTATTCTTCCTCGTCTTCGGGGAATAACTCTATTGGTAATGTAGCATATTCAACGTGGGGTGTAGTCATACCATGTGCCACCTTCCAAAGAAGTTCCCACTCCTCTAAGTATGCTTTCCAGTTAACACCTCTCATGCTACCATCTTTACTAAGATACTTGCCTTCAATAAATCTATCAATACACAATAGTGTAAATGATTTCATATTGTTAGAGGGGTAACTTCCGTTCATCGCTGAAGTCTGAACATACCTTGACGTACCTGCTTTGAGTTGTTGCCACTCTCTCAAGAATACATTTAAAGGATTAAATCTATCTTCACGTCCATTTGAGGGGTCAACTACCACTTCACAATTAGAGACTCTAAACATTAAATCTTTTAGTTTCTCTAGTGCTTCTGGTTCTTCCTTATACTTCATATAAGAAACAAGATATGCCCAAGTAAATGGGTTATAGTGTGGTAGTGCTGTGCTTTTGAAACTACCAAATTCAGCATCAAGATATATCTTGCGAACCCACAAAATAGCATCTTCAATATCACAAACCCACATCTTGATGTTAACAGTATTTGTTTTCATCTTGACGTTATACTTGTTAGAAAAACATAGTAAAGCTGCGTGTTGTATTGGTTCAACTTTACGCAACTTACCATCTTTAATTACAATCTGTCTCTCTCCGAATACAGCACGAAAAGCACCATCTACCCGATCAGATGCAATTTCTGCATCATCTGGATTATCGTGCATTTCATATTCTCTGTATATGGATTTAATGTTATCGTGTTCCTTATAACTCACACGCACTTTTGATGGTTGCCAATCATCAGTATCTTCTGACCACCAATGTGCGTCTCTAGTGTGTCCGTTAGTTTTAAATTTACTCCCTGCTTTATATGTTTTCTTCGTCTCTGGGTCGTAACAATCTTTTGTTAATATTGCCCCATCAACTTCTAAGTGTGCTGATTCTAGTGTAGAAAACTTATTTCTGTGCTTAGGTTTTCTTGCTCGTTCTTCGTGGTCTCTTTGTATTGGGCAAACTTCCCAATCGTCATGCCACTCATCTATTGAAATGATTTTCTGTAAATACAGTAAATCGTCAACGTCCACACGTTGCTTACGTCTTTGGTTTCTATTCATTTTTTTTAACTGTAATGCCCTAATTAGGCGGTAAATATCAATCGTAGGATTGACTTAAGTATGTAGTCATATTCTATCATAAAAGATCAGGGGAATAAGAAAACTTAATATTTCCTTCATAATCTCGTTGTGTATGAACAGCAGCTAGTTGAAAACCTAGTTGTGGCCAAGGTTTTGTAGGTGTGGGAACATTATATATTTCTTTGATTGCAAAGTTGTGTTCTCTCATATCTCTTATTCTACGTTTAGTAGTATAATGATTGATCGTTGTTAAATATACAATATTATCTGCCACTTCCATGCCATGCTCTAGAAATTGTTGCATCATAGACCAAGGCGGATTAGTAATAATCCAATCAACTTTCTTCTGATATAATAAAAAGTCTCTTCCTTCTCCTAGTTCACACCAATCTTTAGTGCATAGAGAATCATGTAGTGTAGGATAGTTGTCATAAAATGCTCCTGTTCCTCTACTAGGGTCAAGTATTTTACCAACAGGATTAAAGTGTTTAATGATCTCCTTAGCAAGATACTCTGGGGTCATTACTATATCCTTATCAGGTGTATTTTTTGGGGGGCAAAATGCTCTTGTCATTTATTAAACGTACGTTTTTTAGATTCTATGATTAAGTTTAAATCTTTCTTTTCGTATTCTACACCACTTGCAAGTAGTTCGTCAAGTTTTAGTGAGCATTGAACTCTTCTCTGTTTCTTACTATCTACTTTTGGATTAATAGAATATAATGCTCTATTACATGATGCACTTTCTTGTAAACTATCTCTAACAATTTTAGAATCGTCTCTTGCTTTTCCTCCCTCTGCAATACTCTTTACAAAATTTACAAATAATTCTACTTTTTGATAATCCATGTCTCCCCATAGAGTTAGATAATCATTTGGTTGTATAAAGAACTCATACTGAGTATGAAATATTTTTTGATCTCCAACCTGATTATAGCACCCAACAATTAATCTGTAATCGTTATGTCTCATCATTCTGAGAATATCAGAACAGCAAATAGTATTGTTGCCAGTAGTTTTAATACTAGCATCATACTCTACTTTAAGTCCTTTTGATAAATCAAATGATGAAGTATAACCATTCTTCTTTAGACCATCATATTCTTTTTTTGATAGACCAGTTCTCTCACGAGTTACAATGTCTTCAAATTTATTTCCGTGTGCTTGAACTTCCATTTTAAAAAATAGTGATGGGTCTTACATGTTCTCGGTTGAACTAGATGCTCCAACGCAATGTTCGGTAGAGTGTGGCAATGCCCAGTGATGGGTCGAAACAAAACTCAACTGCTTAAGTTCGATTTAAATGCGTATTCATTACTGGTCAAGAGGTGCTTCACTTTTCAAAGAAAGTACTAACTCAGTTATGGTGTCCGCAACCTTGAAAGTCTTAGGTTGGTTTGTTTCGACATTCTTAATATAAACGATTTTGCAAGTAATGTCAATAGGGTGTGGACACTTGTTTATCTGTCACATGAATATTACCTGAGACTATTACTCTGTCTGTAGATGACATATTGTTGTCAACAGCGTGTAATGCCCATGAGGGAAATACAATAAAGTCGCATTGCTTTTGATTCTCTGGATATATCTTCTTATCTCCAATAAGAAAATGGAATGATGGTTCGGGGGTCTTTAAAAAATGAACCCATGACACTAATTCTGTTCCTAAGAAATGATCGTGGTATGAATGTCCATTGCTTTCTGGTTCATATACTTGTAACCAAATATTTTGTGTAAATTCAGTAGTCTTTAACGGTAACTCTTTTGTTACTGTCATTGCTATCTGTCTATAGTAGTCATTGAGAGTTGAAAGATAGTCGGGTTGCCTAAAAGATGTATAGTGTTTCTCTTGTTCACTATACATTTCTTTTCTGGTTTTTATATCAGACCATAATGGTTTAATTAAACTCTCATCATAAAAGATATTAGCACTCCAGACTATCATATTTCATACCCAAATCCACCCTTCTGTGCAATGATAGTTGATCTTTTCCACTCTTTGAGTTGTCTAAGTTTCTTCTTGAGTTTATAAAACTCCTCATCATTGTATAGAAATGGGTCTTCCTCGCCTTTCTTGATAGCGTGTTTCAATAGTTTAATTTCTTTACGAAACATTATGTGTATAACTCCTGTAGGTGTAGTTCATCAACAATAGTCTGTATCTCTTTCATCTTACTTAGATAAAGAGACTCATCAATAATTTTATCTCCATAGTAACGCTTCTGTAAATTAGAAACGTATGCTAGTAGAGCATCTTTCAATAATTCCTTTTGCATTTTAGTTAATATAGCAGATTTAAGATACATCTATCTCCATTTAGAGTGTGGTGCGGTTTCTTCCAACTTCTCACTCTCTATTATATCTGACTCATCAGGGTTTTGCACGTTTTGTGTTGATTTCAATGTTGAAAGATACTTCAAGACGTGTTCTCTAATCTCCATGAGTTCATTAAAACAATCTTGATTATAGGCACAACCACGCAAGTCAGCATCAGGTTTCATAACTGATTCTGTGAATAGAGATAATGCTCTATCATATTTTATAGCAGGTGTTTCATTCAGACCTACTGAACCTTGATCTTTCATTTTTAAGTCCTTTGTAGTATGTATTAGATAATGGAAGTAAATCAGACTTAAGATCCACTTCTGTTCTTAAATCTTCAAAACAATAACCAACTCCATGTAAGAAGTCAGCAGTTTTTTCTACAACTTCATCAAGGTATGTAGCTTCAAATTCTTTTGATGATACGGTATCGTCCTCATCTGTGCAGATGAGTGTAAAGTGTGGCATTGGTTTGTGTGATATACCTTTCTAGTATAGCATACAATTTTGAGAATGGCGAGCCTATAGACAGTTTATTTTACTGGCACATAGTTCACCTTATTCACCATTGCATCAAATACACCTTCTAGTGTGTAGTCAAATGCTAGTGAGAATCTGGGTTCGTCCAATAAATTGGGAACAACACTATGCTTCAGACGTGAGGGAAATAACAAAATTGTTCCGTTCTTACATTCTATATTAGCACGGTGTGAATTTCTATTGTTAGGTTCAGTATAGTTTAATACTGTAAAATATCTACCAAATAGTCCGTCTCTATCATCATAAAATTGTATGCGTCCTTGTTGGTCATTGACCGACAAATAATATACACCACTTATAAGTGAATTAGAATGATGATGTATCTCTGCATAATCTCCTTTGTCATTTCTGTTTAACCATGCACCATGACATTGCATATTATATTCTCTACTCAAACCTATATCATCATAAACGTACCTTTCAATATGCTTTCTTACCTTTAGTTCAATGCTCTGATACCAGTCCAATAAATGTATATGTGGACTGACCCATGCAACTTGATCTCTATTTCTATTTAATTTTACATGAGATAAATTGTCATGATCTTCTGGGGATAGTTCAAAACTATCCATGTAAATTGATGTTGGGAATAAATCTATTATCATCTGTATTTGTTTACTCCTATGTGAGTTTTATACCATACCGAAATAGTATAACGATTACCCTCTGTGACTTCTTCAACTCCATGTTTTAATTCCCCTTTAAAGGTGAGAATACTTCCTTTTTTTGGTGGTATTCTGTCACCTTCAATGATAGTATTACCACCTTTGAAGTCATCATTCAAATATAGGATAGATGTCCATACATGTTCATCAAAATCCGTATGTATTGGTTGATTAATTGGTGCTTTCCACTCTGTGCAATGTATATAATTAGGAAATGCTTTAGCATCATACTTCCTAACCTCTGTAATTATATTTGCTTGAACCATCTTTAGATAGTCTGTTGCATCATAGGGTAGGTTATTATTGTAAAGAACATGAGTTAGTTCTGTTAAATTAATAATCTTTCTATTCTCAAACTCTGATCCATATAAAGGAAACATAGTTTGATGAAATGACATGAACCAGTCACATATATCATCACTTATAAAGTTGTCAGTTAAATAAACTTTATTCGACATTTGTCACTACCACATTAAAAGAGAATGTTTCTCTAATTATATCACAATTATGAGGGGAAACACCATGTAACATATGTGAGGGAAATAACAAAACATCACCTGCCTTCACCTCTGGATAATATATGTTAGACAACTTCATCTGAGTGAGTATCTTAATCCAAGGTTTAGTAAATGCTGTATGATTAGCATCCCAAAAATAAAATTTTGAGAAATCTTCACCATCATTTAAAAATACCACTGCTGCAATATCACAATCATCGTGATAATGAATCTCTTGAAATCCACCACGATTATATTTGTTGAGCCAAGGATTTAAAATCTTAGCATTGAATTTAACACCAAGGTCACCAGATAATTTTCCAATCGGTTTGACTAGAATATCAAAGAAGTCATTTATATTATATGAGTCACGTTCAATTTTACATAAGTCTCCCCATGTAAAATCAGAATCATCAAATTTTTCAACTGTATTTAGTCTTTCTTTGAGTAAATCAAAGTCAGGCATCCTATATTGGTAATAGAATTGATTACTAAAGATTTGTTTCATGTGTAAAATCAAGGTTCAATACATGTCTCATCTTAGTTTTTTGAGGATAAGACCCATGCCAAAGAGTTGCAGGAAATATCAAAACGTCTCCCACACCTGGTGGAAATAGTTTGACACCATTCATAAAATAATAAAAAGATCCATTTTTTGCAGGGAAAATTTCTTCCTCTACATCTAAGTATATCACACTACAAATATCATTGTTAGTGTTGTGTTGGTGCATTGTATGATATGTACCTTCTTCCCCATATACTGTCCATGCTGACGCTAATTTTAAATTCTTAGCACCTGTGGCATGCACAATCATTTCTTTAACTTCCTTTACAATCCAAAAAAGATATGGAAGTGTTCTTTTGTCCATTAAATGATACTGTTTACCTTGTAAACTGGTAGATATATCAAATAAATGAGGATTGAGGCAATCTAACCCACAATCATTTACCGCTTCGTCAACATCAGATTTGAATTTTTTGGGGTCATTCAATCTGTAATGATAAAAATACTCACTCATAAACTATTTGGATTTACACCACCTTTACCACCTATACCCTCTCCTTGTTCATTACCACCACCATAAGTATAAGTTGATCCTTTGATGTCTTCATCAAATCTCTCAGCAATACCACGAGGATCTTGAGCAGGGTCTACTGGATATTCTTGTTGTTCTGGTAAGAGAACATACTCTACGCTCTCTTCAAGGTCTTTAATTTTATTTAAACAATTTTCAATGTCTTCCATGGTTGGGCAAGGTCTAGAGTCTAACCATTCCAAGTTACCATGATCGATTCTCCATTTTGCACGAGGTCTTAATAAATTAAGTGCTACGTCAAAAGAGACCAATTCATACTGTTTCTTCATTGTGCTTCTTCATCCCATGCTAGTGTTGATTCATTCCATTCCCACGTACGAGTTTCATCTGCAGGGGGCATTGGTATAGGCGGTTCCCAATCTGAATCATCTGAATTTAAAACCCATGATGGATATGCAGACGGTTTAGGGGGAACAAACTTATCTTTACTAGCATCGTAGGTATCTCCAACACCTGCAAATTTACCACGGATATTTTGGTTGTAAGATGTTTTTTTCCAATTGGTTTCTGAACCATGAAATGAACGAAGTTTAGCGACTGCACGATTTTCATCTAGTTCACCTGTATCTGTCCATTCATAAAAGTCGTCAAGAACCTCTACTGCCTCGACAACATTAGAATCACTTATTTTAGCGTAATGTGCCATTCCTTTTAATAGTTAGGTTATACTTTAGTTATTTAGCACTTAGTGTCATGAGCATATTCAACGTGGTATCCGTCTGCTCTAACAAAGTGCATAAAGATTTGGTGATAGTATGTCTTTGGCGTACCTTTTAAAGGTTCTCTCCAATGATCTACCTCCATACCTTTATATAATACAGCATCACCATGATTTGTGTAAAGTTCTTTAACCTGTTTGTCAGGAAGTTCAAAAAATATTGGCCAAGGATAATCTGCATTGGTGCTGATATTCATTGATACACTAATTTCACAAGCAGGTCTATCATGATGTCTCTTCAGTTCCTGACCTTTGAAATAAAATCTATCAAAGTAATATGTTGGGTATAATTTTTCTCCTAATATTTGTTCAACTTTTGATTGAACACCTTGATATAGTTCTTTATACTTAGGATGATTATATCTAGCGAGACTATTAGGAACTTGTCCTTCCTCTGATAAATTTTCCATCCTGCCTTTTTTATCATACCCAAACTTTCCTCTCTCAAGAGGGGGATCTTCAACTAATGCAGGGGCAAGTGCTAATTGTTTTAGTTGAATTACTGTCCAGTCTTTATAATATATCATCGCCACTTAGGTCCCATAACCCATCCTACCAAAGTCTTACGAATACCACCAGTGACTTCAGTAACTCTATGTGGTGTCCTACTATCAAAAACAATAAACGTACCTCTACGTCTAGGAACTAGATATATATCTTCATCAGTATTTTTCATTTCAATATTACCACCTTGATAATCATCAGGGGATGATAGTTGTAAAATAAAAGACAGTTTCCTTAACCTACCTTCTTGAAGTGGAACAGTATTATCTGCATCTTGATGCCAGTTATAATATTGACCTTTTTCATACACTGTGTATTGAATTGAATCTCCATCAATACCCTCTACATCATACATAAAGTTCTCTCTATTGGACTTTAATACATAAGACATACAGAAACCACCAACCCATGAAGTTGCAGGAATCCAAGATGTTTGAGCATCCCTAGTCTCATATACCTCTCCCTCTCTGACAGTTGCTACTTTAACAACATCATCATATGGTTTACTCTCTCTTTCTATGAGACTAACTAATTCCTCTGGAATTTCTGTCTCATACCACATCGTATTCCATGTCATAATTTAAAAATCATGTTATAATATATGTATCAGGAATCAAAAACCCTCATGAGAAATTTAGGTATCAGTAGAGTTCATAATTCTTCTACCACTATACTACAAAATGGCGAAATTGTCTACCACCTTGAGAATGAAAGATTATCTAATAGAAAGTATGATGCGTTTCCATTTCAATGTTTAACTGAACTTGATACAAGAAATCTTGATAATATTTGTATTGCAGGTGTAGGTAAGTTGACACCTGCTGACTGTTTCATTGATGATGACCCATATAGTTTGTATGTAAAGACGAAAGAAAATAAGTATGATACTAAGGTTCATGACCTATCACTATCACATCATAAATTACATGCAGCACACGCTTTTTATAACTCAGGGTTTGATGAAGCGATCTGTATTGTAAAAGATGGAATGGGATCTGACGTACCTCTGATAGGGGATATGTTTCAGACAGGCACTTATGGTAGAGAAATATCATCAACCTTTGCAGCATCTTATCCTGCAAATTTTAACCTTGTAGAGAGACACGTTGCTGTTCCTTTTGAAGCGAGAGATAGAATAGGTAAGACATTTATATCTAATAATCTTGGTGAGGGTATGGCATTTCAAAAGACATCAATGGCATTTGGTTTTCATGAACTAGATGCAGGTAAGGTTATGGGTATGGCATCTTATGGGGAAGAACTACCCATATCAATATACGAGGACTGTTTGATTGATAATGAATTATTTTATATTGGAAAAGATTTACATGATACAGGAATAAATTATATATTTGGTGATTTTAATTCAAAAGCAGATTTTGCTTTCACCTTACAAAAACAAACACAAGAACATGTTGCTCAACATATATTGTATCAGATTGAACAAACAGGGTGTAAGAACGTATGTTTATCTGGGGGATTTTTTCTAAACTGCGTTGCAAACTATTATTATTTGAGTGTGTTACCTAGTGATGTAAATTTATATATTGAACCTGTATCAAGTGATGCAGGTACATCTATTGGTGCAACAAAACTTGTTCACCATGAAATAACTGGTGACATGACAAAACGTCCATTGAAAAATTTATATCTGGGACCTGTCCAAGATAACTTTACTCGGTTGTATATGGAAAGCACTAGACCTACAACTCCATTTGAAGTAGCAGATATGATTGCTGACGGGAAAATAATTGCAATCTATCAAGGTAGATCCGAAGCAGGACCTAGAGCATTAGGAAATAGATCTATATTGTTTGACCCTCGTAATAAAGAAGCAAAAGATATAATCAATAGAGTAAAGAGACGTGAAGAGTTCAGACCTTTTGCTGCAACAGTTATGGAAGAATATGCAGACGGTTGGTTTGATATGAGAGGATTAAATCAGAGTCCTTATATGATGTACGCTGTAAATGTAATGTCAGATGAAATACCTGGTGTTACTCATGTTGATAATACTTGTAGAGTTCAGACAGTAAATGAAGATCAGAACTTTCATTACTATCAACTAATTAATTGTTTCCATGAAAAAACAGGGGTTCCTATTTTGTTCAATACATCTTTTAACCTTGCGGGTGAATGTATTGTTGAAACTCCTGTTGATGCTATTGAAACTATGAAAAGATCTAAGATAGATGCGATATATTTTGCTGACTTAGGGTGTTTGGTATCTAATAATAACAATACCACTACCACCTTGACCGCCTGACCCACCTGGCCAAGGGTTACCAGCTCCTCCACCACCACCGCCTCCACGGTTGCCTGAACCATTTGCTCCATTTCCATTACCAGAACGTTGAGGGGATGAACCACCATGTCCACCTCCACCAGAACCTCCATTTCCTCCACGACAGGAACCTGGGTGACCACCGCCACCTCCTCCGCCACCTGCGTAGGTTGTATTACTTCCAGAATATACACTTGAACGTCCGTTTCCGCCAGGTGCTTGACGTCCATTTCCTCCAGTTCCACCATTACCATTAGCACCTCCTCCACCAGAACCTGAGTAACATGCTTGGTTAGGATTTGGACCACCAGGATTTCCATGTCCATTAGAACCAGACTGACCAGGTGCACCAGGTTGTTGTGCAGAACCACCAGAACCAGGTGAACCTCCACCTCCTCCTGCTCCACCGCCAGATCCGCCAGGACCACCAGGTCTATTACCTGGACCTGAAGCACCGTATCCTCCACCATATGCTGTCAATCCAATAGGACCTCCAACTGATGAGTTACTACCAGGTTGACCAGGATTTTGTCCAGATGTATAACCAGTTCCTCCTCCACCAACACTAACAGGGAAACTTCCCGCAGTAACAGTCATAGATCCTACTTGAACCCATCCTCCTGCTCCTCCTCCAGAACCTCCGTCAGTTCCTCCAGAACCAGGACCAGCATTACGAGTTCCACCACCTGCACCACCACCAACTACAAGAACATCAACTGTTCCTTCTCCATTAGAAATATTAAATGTTCCACTACTAGTAAATGTATGAATAGTATATCCACCTGCAGTTGAAACTGATCCACCAGTCGCTGTTATTCCAGTTCCTTGTCCAACATTTCTCCATTCAGTTCCGTCCCAAACTTTCATTATTTCATCATTCGTATCCCATACAATACTACCAGTTGTGTTTCCACTACTAGGTAAAGCACTCGTTGCATATCGAGGAATAAGTAATACCGAGTTAACTGTTACATCATCAGTAGTAACATCACCAGTAGATGAGATATTACCTGCAAAAGATATATTTCCAGTTGAATCAAAGGTTACTTCAGGACCAGATGCAGCCGCCTGTCTACCTTTAACTTTATCTACTCTAATTTCAGACATGTCTTAAAAAATCCTGTATGTTTTATTTATCATTTTACCCAAAGGTAACCATTGGATGCACCATTAGTATCTTCACGAAATCCGCAGTTGTTGCCTGATTCGGGGTGTCTACCCCAAGCGAAGTATGTTCCACCTGAGGTATGGTGGTCACCAAAACCCCTAGTTCCTGTGTTAGGGTTTCTATCAGATAGAGTTCCTTGATATGTAGTTGAAATTCTAGTTCTTGCATTTTGATTACTAGCAGAACTAACTAAATCTACAGTAGCAGAAGAATCAATAAACACATTTTTATTAAATCCAGTTGCTTCCATCCAATATCTAGTAGAACCAGAGTAAGTTGAACTATTTACAAGAGCATTGATCCATGAGTCTGCCATTTTAGTTGTGGATGTATTAGTAAGTCTAGGACCTGTAGTTCCACTAATACGAACAGAACCATTAGTCATATGATCTTGACATGTAGATGTTCTAACATGTGCCACCATAACCCATCCACCACTATTTCTAGAATTATCAACGTACATCTCATATGCTGTTTGACCAGCTGGTTGAATCCAATAATTACCAGATACCAATCCTGCGAGTTGTGCTGTATTCGTTGCGGGAGTTCCTTGTGTACCTACAGCTCCTGCAGGAGCAGAACTTGCCCTATACCATGCACTACCATCATAAACTTCAACATAGGATAAAGTTGTATTATATCTTACATGACCTGCTTGAGGTGAGCCAGGTCTTTGTGCAGTAGTTCCTTTTGGTAGGGTAAATCTACCTAAACGATTATGCGATAGAGTTCCAACAATATTAATATTGTTACTACTCTCCATCGTGATCAATCGGTTAGTATCCGCAGATCCGTGTATTTCTCCAACTCTTAGTATACTCATGTTATTTTATCCATAGGTAACCATTTGATGCACCCAGATTATCAGATCTGAATCCGCAGTTATTTCCTGATTCAGGGTGTCTACCATAAGCATAATATGTTCCACCTGATGTATGGTGGTCACCAAAACCTCTAGTTCCTGTGTTAGGACCTCTATCAGAGAGACTACCTTCATAGGAAGTAGAGACTCGTGTTCTTGCGTTTTGATTACTAGCAGAACTGAGTAAGTCTACAGTAGCATTAGAATCAATAAACATATTTTTAACAGGATTAGCAAAACCATGTGCTTCCATCCAATATCTAGTAGAACCAGAGTATGTAGATACACTTACCATAGCATTCATCCATGAATCTTCAACTTTACATGTGCTGGTATTACCAAATCTGGGACCTAAACTATTGCTAATACGAACAGCACCTTGATTCATATGATCTTGACATGTAGATGTTCTAGCATGAACAGTCAATACCCATCCACCTCCATTACGATCACAATCAACATACATTTTATAACTGTTGTTGCTTGAATTAGGTTTGATCCAATAGAGACCAGAAGGTAATCCCTCTGCCTTGATTGCCATACCACTGATAGCAGGGTTACTCTGAGTTCCTAGTGTAGATGTAGATGCAGCATCAGGACCTATAACAGATTTCCATTCACTTCCTGTATAAACCTCTAAAAAATTCTCTGTAGTATTAAATCTTACATAACCTGCAGATGCACTACCTGGTCTTTGTGCAGTCGTACCCGTAGGAACTTTCATTGCATTGATACTATTATGATGAAATATATCTCCATTAACTGTTAAAGTATGCCCTGAGGGAAGAGTTACTTGCCCAAGTGATGTAGCGATTCCGCCTAGTTTTCCGATAGTTACTCTGCTCATTTTATTTCACCCATAAGTATCCGTTTGATGCACCGTTAGAGTCAGATCTGAATCCACAATTGTTTCCAGATTCAGGGTGTCTACCGTATGCAAAGTATGTTCCACCAGAGGTATGGTGATCTCCGAAACCTCTAGTTCCTGTATTAGGACCTCTGTCAGAAAGACCCCCTTGATATGAAGTTGATATTCTAGTTCTAGGATTATCGTTAGATGCACTACTTAATAGATCAACAGTTGCTTCACTTTGAATGAAAACATTTTTAGGACCAAAGTCTAATGCATGCATCCAGTATGCAGTATTACCAGTGTAACTAGAACCATTGCGTAATGCTTGAATCCAACTGTCCGCCATCTTCGTTGTAGATGTATCTGATGTTCTAGGACCTGTAGTTCCACTAATACGAACGGAACTATTAGTCATATGATCTTGACAAGTTGATGTCCTTGCATGAACACACAATACCCATCCACCACCATTATCATCATTATTAACATACATCTGATATGCAGTCTGTCCTTCTGGTTGAATCCAATATATACCACTTGGTTTACTTGCATTATATATTGCGTTTCCATCTACTGCAGGGTTATCTTGACTTCCTATCTCACCTTGAGCAAGTCCTGTTACCATATTACACCAACCACCTGCATAAACTTGAAGTTGGTTATCTGTAGTATTCCATCTTAGTTGCCCTTCAAGAAATGTTTTTTGAAATTCTCGTTGTTGCAGATCCCATTCTGTAGTAGTTCCATAAGGAACCACCATATGACTGGTTCCTAATGTAGTAAAACTTAATTGACTTCCTGCTGTAAAATTTAAGGCAGCAGCTTTATCTACAGTTATATTATAACTGTTTGATAATAAACCCTCTATCTGTTGGACGTTGAGTTTTGACATTTATGTTACGCTCCATGCCCCACCTGATTCCACTGTAACTGTATATCCACTCGCCACTGTTATAGGACCTGCACTCATTCCGTTGGCAAACTCTGCACCTGCTGAAGGTCCGACTGTAATATTTTCTGATATAGTTGTAGGATTAGTTCTAATAATACTATCACTTCCAAGAGAAGGACCACCACCTGCAACGGGTGACCATCCCGCAGACCCCGTTCCATCATCTGCTTTGTAAATCTCTGCAGAATCTAATGAAGTATTGAAACGCATTGTTCCAACAGATACACCTGTAGGTCTATTTCCAGTCGTACCTGCAGGTAATCTGAATATCGAGTTAGTGCTTAAAAAACTTAATGTAGTAATAATTGCACTTGTGCTTTGGGAAATTTGATTCCCACTAATCTTTGTAATTGCCATGTTATGTTACAATCATTCCTTACTATTTAGATAGGTAATTCAAGAATATGCACTGTATCTGTAGATAAAGGTGCGTCTCCTGAGGAGAATACCACGTTTGCACCATTGGAATCAACAGTATAGTTAGTGCCTGGAACTTGTGCAACACCATTTAAGAATACTATTACTGAATTTTCAGTATGTTGAATACCACCAGTATAAGTGCTAATAGCAAATGTAAGTCCTGAACCGTTTCCTACATAACTTTTCTTTTTATATTTGGCAGCTGTTACACCACCAGTTCCAGTAACAGTTAAGTCTCCGTCTATTCTTACAGAACCATTTATGTTTGCCCTGTAAGGAGATGTAGGAGCAACACCAAGACCAATCCTCGTGACACCAGAGTCATTAATAACATTGATTTGACCAGTATCCGTGATACCAAACTCATACCATGAAGCTCCGTAATAAATCCAACCAAGAGATTTGCCAGGTGACCAGTTGATGTTATAAACAATATCACCGTCACCAGGCGTATCGTATCCTGTGATATTAGCGAAACTTGGATTTCCTGAGGCATCTTCGGGTGCTAGTAATGTTTGCTTAATTACCGTACCATCTTGGTTATTGTAGGTAAATTTCTTAGCGGTTATATTATTTGTAAATGTAGATTGCCCTTGGAATGTGACAGGACCTGCAAATATAGATTCAAGTGCGTTAGATGCACCACCAATAACAGTCAGTTTATCAGTCAATACTAATTCAGAGAAAGTTTCAATAGTTGTATTCTCTTCACCAATAACATTTAATTGAGCAATATCTTCGTTAGTAACCTGACCTGTAACTGGGTTAATAATTTGGTTACCAATGAATAGGTCACCATTTGAGTTTAATCCTGAGTAGAATGAAACTCCTCCCTCTTCTTTAATTGACTGTGAGAATTTAATTTGGTTAGCATCTAGAGTTTCTACCTGAGTTTGAGGGAAGGCAGTTGAGTAGTTACCTGGACCAAAACCAAGGTATTCAAACGTATGGTTTCCTGATCTTAGGATAGAGTGTCGTCTAAATTCTACATTGATAGGTGCAACTAATCCTGAATTATCCTCTCTTATATTAATCTTACGGGTTTCTTCATCTCCTGCCCGTGCAGTCAGTTCAATGTTAGATAGACGTGCGTTAACAGAATCATAGTTAGGAGTTGTTCCTGGTTGTGTCCATCCAGTATCAGTCAGTAAGAATACTATTGCTTCTTTAGTAATCGATCTCTTAGGATCAAGTGCAGCAGTTGGTGTAGCACCATCAGTTGAGTTAACAAGACCTATAGTAACATTTGAAGCTTCAGAGACTGCAGCAGTAGGATCAGCAACTGGGTTGTCTCTATCAAATGTAGGATAAACTTCGTTAACGTTCTGTGAGAACTTTCTATCATCAAAGTTAGAAGTTGTTGGTGCGATAGATGCACATAATAGAGTTAGATAGTGTATACCATCACTAACACCTCTTTCAAACTTTTGAACTGTCTCAATATCGTAAATATAAAATGCACGTTGTAGATTATAAGTTGTAGTATCACTATTCAATGGTTGCATTACGAAACCAGAAATAGGATCTCTAGGTAGAGGATTAGTCTTATCCTTATCAATTACATAACGTACACGATAGGTTCTATCTTGTAAATCTCTTGGATCGGGGATCCTCTTTAAGAATGTAGTAGGAGTGAAACTAACTGTATTATATTGTGTATTATTTGCTAGTGCATTGTAGATAGTATTGCTAGTTGCAGAAACACTTAAATACCAACCACCAACAGCACCTGCAACACCATTAATTGTATAAGTTCCACTATCATATTGTAAAGGTGATCCAGTTGCTCCTGCAGCTAAACCAGAAACACTAGGTCCATATGGAGATATGCTTGCTGACTGAACAGTTGCGGATGATGCTCCTTGTGCTACTAAAAGACAATTAATTTTATCTGCTACAGCACTACCACCAGTTCCATCTTGTCTTGCTCCAACTGCGAAACCCTGAACTCTAGTTGTTGGAGGAGACGCTTCAACAGTATAACCATATAAGTATAGTCTTGTTCCTGGTGTTCCACCTTGTCCAGATAGAGCAGTGTTAATTACTTTAGTTCTTTGAATATCAATGTTTACCCAGTTAACAGAAGTTTCTTCACCGAAGATCACGTTCCCGTTAACAGTTCCCGTATTTGCAGCAGAGAGTGTAATTACTCTAGTATTTGTGTTGATGGATGAAATAATTGCACCACTAGCAACATTAGTTCCAGATACTGTCATACCTTGAATAAGACCATTTACTGATCCATCATTAGCAAGAGTAATTGTTAATGCACCACTAGTTCCTGTTGCAGTCGTTGAAATTGTATTGAGTGCTTTTGGAGGAATAATATGAGTTATAGCTCCTGCTTTATCTTTCGAGAATGATTTTGCTTTGAATCCTGCTGATCTAAGAGCAGTGTTACCAAAGTTAGAGTTGGAGTTGGTGATTGACATGTCACCACCGCTTAGTGCAGTGAAGTGACCTTGGTATCCAACAGCGAAAACAGAAACCGCTTGGACGAAGGAATCATTACTACATTTGATATGCTCATGCCCCCATCCTTTTCTATACTCAGCAAATCCATCTAAGTGTGCACCATCACCAGATGTTGCTACATCATAGTTACCAGTTGATGCGTTATAACGTACGAATGCTCTGTCATCTTTTTGTAGTGATAGTCCAGTAAACTGTGCCACAACCATTGATTTGAAACCAGTTGCTTTACTACCATCCGCAAACATACCATTCATACCCCACACACTTCTTAGTGATAGGTTAAATGCATATGGTGATGCTGAGTCAACAGTATCAATTTCAGTTTTAACTGTAATGTTTGAACCTACAGCGTTTCCTGAGGGGACTGATTGCATTTGGTAAGTGAAGACGTTACCCGATGCCGAAGTGACGGTGAAAGACCCGTTATAAACTCCTGCATCAAGATCGGATTGCGATCCAGTTGATCCTGTAACACCACTAACGTTGATGTTAACACCAACAGAAAATCCGTGGTCTCTGGGGTTATCAAACTCGTCAACAGTGACAGCCGTAGCTGTCTGTCCATTTCTTGTGATCTGAAGGACTCTGTATTCATCTGAGATAGGACCTACAATACGGTTTTCTTCTACCCTTGCCTGAATCTGGTCAGTTGCAGGATCTCCAGATGTATCGGGGATAGTTGCGAAAGCTTTCGACACTTTCTGATAATATATTTCTAAGTCTGTTCTTGATAATATGTTTGATACTGCAGAATAATCACCAGAAGGAACAGTTCCGTTAGTAATAAGAGTTGATAATGGGTTAAGACCATCAGCAAACTGAAAACAAGTCAATCTATGATGTGAAAACTTAGGTGCTAAGGTTTCAGTTGAATCAGGTTTGAAATATACACCTTCTTCAGCACCATCAAAGAAAGAGAATTGCCAGAAATATGTACCACCAGTTACTTTGAAGATTGCTGTTCTAGGAGGAACTTGATCTTCTGTGTTAATACCTTTTGCTGCGTAAGTAGTAGGATAAGGAACATACTTAGGTATAATCTTAGTTCTTCTAAGGTCAGTTCCAACAAGTGAACAACCTCTTGGAACAATAATACCACCCTCAACAGAGTTATATTTGTAGAGAACATTGTTAGGAGAAGTTAAATCTAGGTTTGAGTTAGCATCAATAGGTGCAACGTTTGTATATAAAACATCACCAGGTCTATTGTCTACCACATATTCAGCAGGATAGAGCATGATACTGAAAGCATCAAACTCGTCATTACTTAAACCGACTCTATATGAAAATCTTGCTACTTCTAAAAATGCTCTCTGTAAACTCTTGAACGGACGCAAAGCAGAGTTACCCCTATTATCAATGGCATCAGATGCATCGAAATCGTCTGGGTTGACATATATGATACGTCCAGTTCTGGACGTAATAATATTCTTTAGTCTAGTTAGTGACATTACCTATCCGCTTTGTTTGTATTTATTGGGAATTAAGTCCCGAATGTTCTAGGAGTGAACGCAGTTGAACTATCTTCAAACCCAATAAGGGAGAAGGAATTGTTTTGTGTAGTGCTGTTGATGATTAATCTTTCACCAGGTCCTACCACGATGGAGGTATTCTTTGCGACTGCATGATTAGCATTAGTTGCTCCATTGATAATGTAATTTTCTGCTTCAACAGCAGTAACTGCAACAGCAACACTACTTACAGTTACAGTAGATCTTGCTGCACTCGATAACTTAGGGTTATCTAAGAATGTAGCAGAACCCGCAAAGTCTGTTGAGTTAATTCCTTTAATAACGTACAGTGTAGTGCCACTGTAACTACGAACATAACCGTACGCTGCAGCAGTTTGAGCAGTAACAGTATATGTGATACTGTTCTGAACAAAGGTAGATGTAGAGTTAGTCCATGTTCCTTCTACATCATAGATATAGAATTCAGTGAATGTAGGAGTTGTAGTTGTAGTAATGTATGCATCAGATCCACCAAAACTACTATTGGCTGCAGTTCCAGTAACGGAGTTATACCAATATACAATTGCAGGTGTTGCACTAGAGAAGGCATACTGAATATATGCACCACTAGAACCAATTGTGCCATTGGTAGTTTTACCAGTAGTATATTCAGTTCCATCATCAGAGTTACCTGCTGTTCCGTCAGAACCAAACTGTCCGTTGATAGTTGTTGATAATGCAAAAACGTGACCTGTGTTAGAAGAGTCAGCGAGATTGAATCTATATGATCTATCATTAAATAATGCAAGACCATTGTTAGCAGATATCAAACGAAGATCGTAAGTTCCACCTGATGTGCTAGAGAATGCGAATTTATTAGATGCAGTTCCCACACCACCAGTTGAAATTGTTCCAGATGCACCTGCACCGTTTGAAACACTATCACCTGCAGCGAACTCGGATCCAGATCCGTTGATCGTAGAAGGACCTACATGAAGAACGGTACCGTTTACAGCAAAAACAGTTGCTGTTGTTGTATTACTTCCAGAACCTTTAGTAACTGTATTACCACTAGAGAACGTACCTGTTACACTCTCTAGTGTAATTTGTCTAATAGCAAATGTTTTTACAAATAGTTCTACATAATCAGGAATTATAACAGACTCGAATTTAAACTTTGATTCATTATCTGCACTCGTAATTTGAAGACCACCACTAAAACCTTGTGTTGAAGGGTCAAAGGCAGTATTAACTGTCATCTTATATGCAGTGATGACATCATATTCATGTAATTTATATGCACCTGAACCATCTACCACTAACTTCTGATCATAATTCTTGAGAGAAACAGAGTAGTCTGATGCTGTTCCGTCGTTAGCGACGTTGATCATCGTGCTTGCAGATTTGTCAACAGCAGCACTATAGAACAGAGTATTCGTGTTCGCTGCGGGTTTGTTTTGTGCAAGTAAACCTTGATTAGCCATTTTTAATTAAAATCCTGCGTAGAAAAATTGTTGTTGTCTTGTTCGACCAGTTAAGTTTGCTGCACTAATACCTGCACCAAATGTAACGTCATCAAATGAAACGTTTTCGGTAGATAACAGAGTTGCATCAGAATCAGGAAATCTAATAGTCCTGTTTTGTGTCATATTATCTATAGAAAGAGTAACACTACCTACAACATTTGATCCTGCACCTTTCAGAACAGGGTTTATTAATGTTTTGTTAGAGAGTTCCTCAGTAGCAGCCTCTGTGACAAGTGTATTATTTACACCTGTACTATTTAGGTTAGGAGTAGGAGGGAGTTGAACTGTTACGTTAGTAAAAGTGTTTGAGTTAGCAACTGAAAATGTAATCTTTTTCGTAGTATCCGTAGGATCTTGAAGGATTAAAGTTTCAATTGTTTTATTCTGCAATGTTTGAGTTGCATCAGTAAAAGCAAATATACCTGATAAGTCAGGAACAGTCAGAGTTCTGTTAGCACTTAATGCAGTAGTATTAAACAGTGCATAGTTTGTTGCAACTTCAGAGTCTTTTGCAAGTTTAACGTTAACAAGAGTTTTACTTAAAACTGTTTGTTCTGTCTTAGTATCTAATAGTGTAGATGCAGTTGCAGTTGGTTCAGCAGTTGTTGTTACTGTACCCGCGTCAGGAAGAAAGTATGATCTTCTAGCATTTGATGTAGTAACCCAATTTATTTGGAATATTGCTTCCTCAGTTCCATCTGTAAGAACAAGATTATCCTCATCAATAAGAATAGTTTTATTTCTCAACGTTTGTTGTGTATCATCACCAATTAGAGTTGTGCCATTACCTGATGTAATAGCAGGAAGGGTAAAAATACGAGTATTTGTTCCTGTTCCAACTCCACTTACTTCAAATCTTGCTTTAGGTCCTTGGGAATCTTCTAAAATAAAAGATCCATCATCAATAGTGAATTGTCCCGTTACCTTTACTGTTCCCGTTCCTTTCGGAGCAAAAACAATATCAGTATTGTTAGCAGTATCATCAACAGCAGTTACATACAGTGAAGTGCTACTATTACCATTATCAATTCTAGACATATACAAACCACCATCACCAAAAGCGATACCGATTTGATCGTACGCTGATTGGTAAAGACCACTGTCTCTGTCCAAATCAAAGGATAATCCTGGAGCTGCTTTAGTTCCTTGACTTACTCCTTTAAACAATTGATTTACTTTTGCCTTTCGGTTAGGAATCAACGGGTCAGATACGACTACGGGAAGAATTGCTTCACCCGACAGGTTAGCATCTGAGATTGTTTCTAACTGAGATATTTTACGGGTTCCCACAGATAATCACACTATTTGCTACTTCTTTATTTATACAGATTCCTCTGCTGCTTCCTCTTCTGTTTTGTATGCCCACTCTTCAGTGTGTCCTACAGACCACCACTTAGGTAAAGTCTCTACCGCATAGTTTTGTGTGCAGACTTTAAAGTCGGGTTTCTTGAGGTTATCATTATCGACCAAACTGTTATCAAAGAACTGACATCTGTTATTAGGTTGTGCTGCAAACTGTCCGTTATCTAATGCAATAATGTTAAATGTCTTATGCTCAGGGTCATGCTCTGAGAAATTAGTATCTAATACAGAGAAGTCAGGATGTGCAGTATCAATCGTAAACTCATACTCACCTGCATGCATCTTCTTATCTTTACCAAAGAACTGACATCTTCCTAGTATGGGTTTCTCTACAACTGTGATATTATAGTCAAAACAATCCCATAGTTCTAATACATCTAACGGTAACTGATTATCTACATCATAATCTTCTTTCCATACAAACGCACTAAGTGGCAACTTATCGAAGAGTGCTCCATAGTCAGTAAGTAATGTTTCAAAGTATAATGCTTTCGCTTGTATGCTTCTTACCGAGATCCATAGACCTGGTGTAATTTCTCCGTGACCTTTTTCGAGATCATAGAGATATTCCTTTTTTACCCATACTTTTCTTGGGGGTAGAGGATGAACCAAATATGCCATTATGAAAAATTTAAAAATTGTGAAAAAGAATACCTACCTAAACCTTGATTTTTATATTGATCTTCCATCGTAATGGGAGTCACCCCATGTCTAGTTGTGCCAGGAAAGGCAACAGCACTATTATTTTTACATTTAATTATCAACTCATAATCCTCAAAAACAAAATCACCACCTTCAAAACGTTGAGGTTCTTTCCATAACCATGTGATTATACTAATTACAGTATTATCATGGTGTGGTAGATAGTATCCGCCATCATCATAATAAGAAAGTAAAGTGGTATCACTGTCAGGTTGAAAATACTTCCATTGAAAAACATGATCACTACGACATATAAGACCAGGTTCTAATACCTTTCTAGAAACATTTAAGATATTAGAATAGTCTCTGTTTTGATAAAAATTGTCAATAAAACCACCTTTCTTTTTAGTTCTTGGTTCTCCATCGTCTGTTACAGAAGGATTAGTATTTCCATCTAATATAAATTTGTTTGATTGATAATAATCCAACTCACATTGTATTAGATGTAGTTCTTCCTCTGTATACAGATCCTCTATGAATAATACTGGAAAGGGGTTCGTACGAACGTTAATTTTCATGTGTGAGGATCGTAGTACCTTATGAGTGCTCCTGCTACCACAATAAGCACGGTAATAATGATAAATGCGGTCATGTTATTTTTGTTTTTGAAAAGGGGGCACTCTTTCTACTTAGAGATCTTTTGTACTCCCCCGTATTTCTACGGGTTTTTGTCTACAAATTGCTTACGGAACTCATCTACCTGATCTTGAATTTCATTAGGAACAGGAGCAACTTCATTTACAGGAACTAACATGACAGATCCACCGTCGGATTTAGAAATTTTCCAACAAACTCTCTGTGTATCTGTCAGATCCATAATAAAATGAAAATTTTCATTTGCTTGTTCCTGAGTAATACCAATAGGTCCAATCATACTCTTTTTCTCCTGCGTTTTTTCTTTTTAAATAACTTTTGGTAAATGGGTCTAAAAATAAACAGATCTAGTATCTCAATAAGGAATACCAATCCTAGGAATACTATTACTCCTATTAGAACTATATACTCAACGAGTTTAATCATCGTGATCGTCCCATGGATCTGTTAAATTTTCATTAGCAAAAAATCCCTTGTATACACCATATCCTGCCAACATCACAGTAACTACTGCTACTGAAATTGGAAATGTAATATCAGGATTGAGTGTATAATGTGGGATAATCATTCGGTTTCTGCAAAACAATAAGTAATGAAATCGGAGTCAACTGTGTCAACAATGTCAGAAATAGACTCAGAGAAACCTTCTGCTCCCTCTTTGTTCCATTCCCACATTATTTCTTTATCTTGTCCATCTATATCTATGAATGTAATAGATCTCTTAGATAAATTAATAAAGATTTGTTCTGTGTCAATCATTGGGTCCTTTGTTTACCCTTTTATTATAGCACTAATTTAAGAAAATGGAAAGCCCTTTTATATTAACTGCTGCAGTTGCTGTAAGATTCATTGCAGCACCCGCAGTAATATTAACAACACCAGCTAATGCTTTTAGATTACAAACACCTGCTAGAGCAGTTGCGTTCCATGCTCCTGTAGCAACTATGTTTGTATATGCTATACCATTTTGGTGTAAAGCAAATCCTGAGGGGTTTGCAACGATATGTCTAGGGATAGTCTCAGTAGGAGCATTTATTGCAGGTGTCATATAAGTTTCCATAGAACCACCTACCATTCTTGAAATACCAGTTTTAGCCTTAGGTGTTAAGGTTGCAGGAGGGAAGTTGATCATTTCATTCAAATGTGGAGTAACAATATTAACAGCGTTAGATGCATTAAGTATGAGTTCAACACCTGAGAGATTTTGATTTGAAGATGAGACCTCAAAGTCAGATCCAGTAATTTTTGTAGTAACCGCACCCATGTTAAATTCTGCACCTTCATAGGTAAATGCAGCACCTGTAATATTCATATCAACATCAGAACCAAATATTAATGAATGTTTCTTAATTCCATCTTCCTTACTTCCATCTTTCTTTACTTGTTTAGGTGCACCTTGAGCATTCAACATTAATGATCCACCAACAGATATATGAAAATCACCAGTAACATCTAAATGATAGTCACCTTCAATATTTGTAACTTGATTACCATCAATTGCTTTACATTCATCACCATGACATTCTTCTGTATGATTACCAACGTATGTTATATGATCTGCAAGTAAAACATCGTCTTTCTTTCCAGACTGCTGTTTTCTATATGCTGCTAACTTCTCCTCCAACTCATCCTCAGATATCTCTGGTTTTTGTTCACGCAATGCTTTCTTATATGTGTATTCAGCATATGCTCTCTGACTCACTTTGACTGATGTATATGTTGTTCCGTTCTCTCTACGAGTAATAGTTGCCGTACGACCAGGTGTGCCAATGTATAATTCCGATGCACCATTTACCCAATTTTTAGCAGCAGACAGATATGGATCTGCCTTTGAAATAATATTATCAAGTAATCCACCACCTTTATCATTATCACCACAATCACCATGACTGTTTCCTTTAATGGCATTAATAGCTGCAAGTTCCTCAGGTGTACAATGTGTTACACCGAATAAAGGATACCAACCAACAGTATCTTTAGCACCAGTAAGTTCACGATTACAGTTACTTCCTGCAAACTTAAGGAATAATGCCATCAATCCAGATAGATTGCTTATTCCATTCTTAAAAAAACTTTGAAGATCATTAAAAATTTGTGTTCCACTTTCCCATGTTTTAATAAGTTCTTGTGCTTTTTCGATCCCTGAGACAATAGATTTTACATCATTTACGATTCCAAGTGCTTTACTAAGAACAGATTGAACTGAGCAAACAATATCATCAATCACTTTCTGAACACTTTGTAAAACCATAGATGCTTGATCAATTACACCATCAAGAAATGAATTAAGAGTGTTGAGAAGACTATCGATAGGGGATTGAATTAAACTTAGTAAATCTTTATCAACAATACAAAGAGAACTCAAAATCATTTGCACTGCTTTAGTAATAGCAGCAAAACTCACAAATGGAATTCCAGTTGCACCAGCTAAAAGAGTTATAACATTTAATTGTTCTGCAAGGTTTGCCAATGATTGTCTTATTGCACCAACAACCTGAGTGAATATAGCACTCAGAAAGTTTTGCACCTTAGCAGTTAATTCTTGTGCAGTTACAATCTTACCCGTCAACATGTCAAGGAAGTCCCCGTCTTCATTTTTGACAAGAGTTGCTGCACTATCAGCAACGTCTTCAATTAAATATGCAAGTTTATATTCTAAACTTCTCCAAGGACCACCAACACCATTAGCAGCAGGAATTGGTTTAACGGGATCTCTAGGTTTTACTGCGTTAAAAGAACTACCTCCAAGACCTACAGCAGTTCCAATATTAGCAGGAGAACCAGGACCTCCAACTGTTCCTGTTTCCATGCCAGGCATTACAACAGTGTTATTTTCACTCTGTCTTAAAAAACCTTCTTCTTTGGTTCCTGCCATTGTAGAGTTTGGTTTTGCAGGATGTAATGCAGAAGCGTTGACACTAAGACCAGGCTCCATTGCTTCACCTGTAAAAGCAAACTGTTGTTTTATTTTTGTATCGTTTGATTTTTGAACACGAAGAACTCCCATGACAATAGGCATCTGTGCCTGATCGCCATCCATAAAGAATCCCATGACAATTGCACCAGGTTGAAGTTGTCCAGAACTCTCACCTTGTCCGTCGTTACCTGCCTGAGAAGTGTGTTGCAAACATGTTGCCCAAGGTAGACTTTCTGTAGGGAGTGCTGAAGTTGTTCCACCTCGTACGTTAGTATAATATCCAAGCACACGAACTTTGACCCTACCAAGTTCCATAGGATCTTCATTGTCTTCTACTTCACCAACCCACCAGAAAAAACCGTCTTTTCCTACAAAATTGACCGTAGGTTCATTTATAATACCATCAATGGTCTGCATATTTCTGAGATTGCTACAAGTTTATTTAGGGTCGATCCAACGGGTAAATTTATAAATTCCCTCACTACCCCATACCATGTTACCTTTATCATCATATCCTTGATCCATACTATGAAGTTTATCTCCGTAAAGACTGATCTCAGATATAATTTTATATCCTTTGGCACCAGTGCATTTATCACCGACTAGATGTCCATGCCATGCTTCACCATCGAATGTAAATATCATATCACAATTCTCTGATCTTGTCCAGTCTAAGTTATAGTTTTGAAAAATTACTTCGTCTTCTGATATTATATCGATCTTATGATATCTTTCTCTATATGGTTTATTAGCACCATCTCTTCTATAAAAATTCTTTGAATGATAACCACCCTCCACCTTTTCCCATACAGTTTCAACAGTAGAGAAATGGTGAGGAGCAGATTGTGCTTGATATCTATTTGTCCAGTATCCTAAAAGATACTCATCAATCGTCATACACCAAGCATTCTGGTTCTTCTGGATTTTGGTCGCACCATAGTTCAAGTGCATTAGGATCATGATGATCTCCTGCTTCGATCTCTGCCTTATGATGTTCTGCGTAATCCACTAAATCATGTAGTTCGACTTTAGCATGTCTGCGTGCTGCAGGATTTGCCATTGGGTCATCAATGATGTCTTGATCTTTTTTAATGTGGTCTTCTATACTTTTCATTATTGTACCTCGTTGATACAGAATTATTTATAATACTATTTTATAAAAAACTAGTGATATTGTCAACTATGCGATGTTATTTTGTGAGAGATTCGGTATATCTGAGTCTTTCATCAAAGCAAGTTCTGTTTCAAATTTAAAACCTACTGATTTATGTGCAACTGCAGCAATTAACCATTTACCACTGTATTTGGCATCTCTTTTAGGAGTGTCACCAGATTTATAAGTTGTTGGTATATTAATATTCACACCTGCACCTGCATATAAATCAAGATTACCAGGTATTTTTATAGTCATCTGACATTGTTTCAATGATTCTATACGCATCCATTGATATGCTTGCAATTCAACTAATTGCTCATAATTTCTTTGAGGATTATTTTTAAATTTTGGATCAAAAATTTGATTAGGAATCATTGAGTATCTAACCCTCTTAGGATAGTTAGCCCAGTTTTTAGATATATTATCCATTTTTGTCTGTGGATTGACAGAGTTACCACCATTTAAGTGTGCCATTCTCTTCCATATATCTGAATATGAATAACGATAAGCGTCTGCAGATAAGTCTGTGCTAGTTCCCATTTTAGATCTAGTAATGAATACAGGATCGAAACCAACACTAAATCCTGACCAAGAACCATGTCTTAAACCCATCAAGAAGTTTTTCTCCTCAGGAAATGCAATACGATCAATATTAAATTGATCATTTTCTTCATTACCCATTCTCTTTGGAACGTAATCATAAGTGTATAGTTTTTTATTCCCAGTCGATACATTTGTATCCTTGTCACTTTGATCAACAATATCTTCAATCATAGAGTCAATTGATTTAAAATTAAATCCTAGTGCATTTTCAAAGAAGGCAAATCCATTCTGCATAACACCCTTCTTACTAGATTTACGAATACTTCTCTGAGACATCCAATAAATTAAATCAAATACTCTCCAATTTGGAGATATGAATGACTGTTTATTAATAGTATTTTCAATAAAAAGTTTCTTTTGACTTTTTATAAATTCTTTCCCTAATAGTTTTTTTACAATAGCACCTGCATCGGTTTCATTTTTAAAAACAACTTCAGAATTACCAAATATATTTGTTGTCTCGTTGATCATATATTCATCAGAAACACAATTAATCAAGTAAGTTTCATTAGTTTGTCTAGTTCTGACTCTTGATTGAATTTGATATGATCTAAAATAGTAATTTCTATCTTTAATAGAGGTTCTAACTTCAATAAAGAATAATTCAGATCCCGTTAAAGATCCTAATATTCCTCCCGCATCTTCTAAAACAAGACGACACTCCATACAGGGATTTGCAATACTCTCATAAATTTCAAATCCTCTTAGAAATGAATCTAAGTTGTATTGTCCATCAGAAGTCTCTACTCTCTTTCCGTTTTTATAGATAGACAAACTTACTTCAAGTTGACCTGCCTGTTCTCTAAATAACGTTCCGTCTTTAGTATTGTTCTTACTCATGAGAAAATACCTCTCAAAGGATTATTAAATGAATTTAATACAGCAACAGCAGTTCGTAATACAGTTCCTGTTGATCCACCAACACTAGAAAACGTACCTCCACCTTGTTGAGCACCTAATAAACTCCTAATCGCAGACTCAGCAGTTTGAATAAATTCACGGTTAGAACCATTTTGAGCTTCAACAGCTGATAATGCCATCTGCACAATCTCAGAAGTTTTTGCATTAATCTCTCTTCTTGCTTGATTTCTTTGTTCAGTTACTTTACGAACTTTTTGTTGTTCAGTATTATTCTGTGCATACATTGATGTATTCTGTTGTCTAAATGGATTTGCTTGATATCCTCCAAATTGATCACCACTTCCCATATCAAATAATCCTCCAAAATTAGAATTCAAAGTATTTTTATTGAAGAGACCACCAACATCTTTTTGTTTTTCAAATAATCCAGACATATTACCTGCTGAAGCAAGTAAAGTTCTCCCACTATTTTCCTTTTTCATATTCATATATGAGAAAGGAACAGTTCCTGCTTTTCCTAATACAGGAGTCTTACCCGAACCTCTACCTTGAAAATCGTAATGACCACTAGATGCATTATGATTATATCCATAATCCCAACCAAATCTAGAAGCGTTATTTTTCATCCATTTATGTGAAGAACCAGAAATAGAAAGACCTTCTCCGTATAGATGAGTAGAATTTTCATGACCATCAACGGTCTTATTCATCGCTGCTGATCTACCACTACTTGAAACGTCAGCTCCTTTTACCAATCCTTGTGATGCTACCATCATTTTTGCAAATGCTTGGGCAGCAGGTTGAGAGAATACTAAAGGACGATTACTAGCATCAGTGACTCCTTCAATACCCCATCCAGAACCAGTATCTGCATGTGAAGTTGGAACAACGTTATATGATTTTGTTTTATTATCGGTTTTCATACCATCACGTTTATTTTCACTTACAAAATTCATACTATCTAATGTTGCAGCTGCAACAGCAGATCCTCCAAATAAACTTGATAATCCAAATGACCAATCAAATCCCTTTCTAGTATTCATAGTTGATTTTGGAACGATCAAACCTGCATCTAATAAGTATTGACCAACCTCATTTGATAAACCTTTATTTTTTATCAAATTGGTAATAGTTGGTCCTCTACGTCCTACTTGATCATACCACATACTATCTTTTAATTCATTACCAGCAGTTTCATAATTTCCTTTACCGTACGCTGTCATAAATTTAGGGAATCCTTCATGCCAACCTGGACCCATGTTATAGGTTAGATCAATCAATCCCGCTTTTTGCATAGGACTAGATTCACCAAATCCAGGTATTCCCATAGCAGCATGTTTATGAAGTTTATAATCTTCATTGAATAGTTTATTAGCGAGTGCTCTACTAATAGTTTGAGGAAACTTATCGGTAGGTTTAATTAAGTGACCATAACCAATAGACATTCCGCCTTGATCAGGATACGCTTTTGGACTAAATCCCTCATGAATTTTAATCATTCTTCTAGCAAATTCATCATAACTTCCACCTTTATCAAAAAATCCTAAATTTCTTGCTTCCGACATCCTATGGGATGTTAAATCAGGATTATTTTTAGTTGCAGGAGTATCAAAGGGAACAATAAATGCATCACTGCCTTTTCGAGCAACATACTCAGTTCCATGTCCAATAAAATCAGCTTTATTACCATCTAGTGATACAGGATACCCTGATTGAGGACCAGAAATCCAACCACCTTTTGCAAAACCTTCTAAGAAACCTCCTCGCATGAATGATTTGAAATCAAAATCGCCAGGTATAGCAGTAGGATTACCGAAATTTGGATTATATCTAGAATTACCACCACCTACGTCTTCCATTCCTGTCTGAATTATTTCAGAAATCTTACCAGGATCTACTCCTTCCTCTTCTAATTTTTTAATTTGAGTATCTATTCTTTCTTCATCTGCTTTCTGTAATTTTTTTCCTACAAGTTCGTAAGATACAAAACTAATAGCACCAATTGCTAGTGCAGCTGCAACTAGAGGGTGTGCTTTTAATGCTAGTGCTGCAGTTTTAAGACCAGTGGCGAAATATACTAAAACATTCTTAAGCGCAAGAACAGTTGCTACAGGTTTTGTAAGTATACTAATTCCTAGGAATGCAGTTCCTAGTCCCATGAGTGCTCTGGTGAAACCACCTATTCTTTCCATCCATGTAGCATCTTCCTTTAAAAGATCATACAGTCCTTCTATAGTATTGACAAACGAAAACTTAGCGACATCAGCAATAAATTTGAATACTTTAGCAAGAACTTTTAATCCAGAAACGACTTTATCTTGATTTTCTGGATTACTTAACCATTTTAGTGCAGGAAGAACTAGGAAAAATTTTAGTAGAGAACTTGCTAACCCTAGAATACTTTCCCAGAAACCTTTTATTTTTCCTTTAAATAAACTATCAAATGCCTTAAATGGAGCAGGTTTTTTTCGTTTTGTATAGTTTGGAACAAATGATGCTTTCTTCAATCTTTCTTCATCTATCTTCAACAACTTCATCTGTACGTCTTTTATAGACACTACAGTGCTACCAATAGAGTTAACAACTCTACCCATACTATTAATTGCTCTTGTATTTTGTTTTATAACACTCGTTAATTCTTTATTTGCACCTCTTGCATTTGATCTAACAGTAGAAGTGGTGCTCGCTCCCGCATTAGGGTCAACGAACTTATAAAAATCAATTTTAGCACCTTTTTTTACTGTTGCCATTATCTATTAGATGTAGAGGAAGGAGCGACTATATAGGTATCACCGCTATTTATCGGCACAGGAGTAGGTGCTGCAACAATCTTCTCCACGATCAAAGGAACAGGTAAAAACTCAATGGCAGTCTGCATTGCATACTCTGCATTAAATTTGTTATTCTGTAATAATTGTTTTCCTTTATCAAGAACTCCTAAGACTCTAGGATCAACACCCATTTCTGCAGCGAGTTCTGGTAATCCTTCAATATAATTACCAGATTGAGCACCACTCATAATTGCTTGATATACACCTTTCATACCAACTCTATCAGCAACACCACTTAAAGCACCTAACGCACTAAAACCCTCACCTGGTTTACCTAGGATTGATTCCATACCAGGAATTGCTAAGATATTTGGAACTTTACTTGCTAAACCCCCAAGACCAGGAACTGCTCCAAGAATACCTGATAATTTATTTTCTTCTAACCATTTACCAAATCCTTCTATATTACCTGAGAGACCAGGCATCATACCAACAACAGTTCCAATAGCACCACCAACATTACCACCATAAAGTTGCATACCAATCTTACCAATATTACTATTTCTTACTCTGTCAAACATATTAGTCACAGTTGAACTAATGTTTTTGAATGCACCCATAGCACCAGTATACATACCAGAAAGACCTTGACCAAACTTACTCATACGCAAGTTCATTAACCAATTTGGAGTATTGACTACAGATTTAGCAGTAGAACCGATAGCAGAAAAATTACTAATACCACCAAGTGCACTCATTGCAGCACCCATGATATCTCCAGAACTGAGTGCGTTTACTGCATTAATAGCAGGTACGATAATATTTGCACCAGGAATAAATGATGCAACTGTAGAAACGATTGGGTTTGCAGCAACTGAGGATACAGTATTCCATACAGTTTTACCTACATCAACAACAGTATTAACTACACTTTTAACTACATTCGTAACAGGTCTGAATATACTCCTGAAAAAACCTCCCAATCCAAATGAAGGTAACTTTCCACCTCTATCAAGACCTAAGAATCCCCAACCAAATAAACCTTTTTTCTTAGGAGGTTCATCTTTCTTATAATTTATTTTGGGTAGTTCTTTAGGTGTTTCAGTAAGTTTCTTTGAATAATCAAGTGCTTTTGTTAATTTTTCAACTTTAGGTTTTGAAGGACCTACAAAAATATTACCATAACCTAATGTCAGTGCATTTTGCCACCAAGGTAAACTTTTTTTACTATTCTCCTTAGCTAACTCTTCTTCGTAGTATTTGACTGTGTTCTCACTACCATCATTCAAGAATCTTTCTTGAACCTTCTCCTGCATCTTCTTATCAGCAGCCCTCTCCATCGGATCGAAGATAAGCGTATCAGTAATTTTATTAATACTCCACTCTGCAGCCATAGTAGCAGGTAGAGCAAGAAGACCAGGACCAGGTTTTAGATTTTTAAGACTTTTAACTATTCCTGAACTCTGTTTAACAGTGTTACCAGTAATAGTAGGTTTCTTCTTAAACATATTAGTTAAGAAATTTCCTTTTGGTGCTGATGAAGTAACAGTAGGTTTTCTCTTAAAAATATTTCCAATATCATCCAGAAGTGATTTTCCTGTATTTTTAAGTCCAGTTATAGTTTTCTTAGGTTTAAACTTGTTAATAGCATCCCTAATTCCTTTCAAAGGACCTGTTGATGAACCTCCACTTGTAGTAACTTTAGGTTTAAATTTATTTCTTGGTTTGATGTTCGGTTTATTAGGAGGTTTAGGACCTTTAACCTTATTGCCAGTAATGATATTCAACATATTGAGAATATCAGTAATGAGACTAAATGGGTTCATCAGATACTTAAGTCCGATGATACCTGTCACTAACTTGCCAAGACCTTCTATTCTACCAACTAAACTTGCATCTTTACCAAATAATTGACCTATTCCGTCTATAAGATTATCTTTTATAATAAATTTTGCAAAATCATATAACTTTCTGAAAACAAAATCCGTCTTCATTAAAAAAGTTTCTAATTTTATTAAATTTGACTCATCTGCAGTCCACTCTAAGAAATTCTTCATAATTCCTAGAGCAAATATCTTAGTTGCCAAAGATACGAAAGGTGCTAAAAGAGGACCAACCCACCCAAACATTTTAGCAAATGAATTTTGGAGTTTTTTGTCTGGTTTAAATTTTTTTGCTTCTTTTGATTTCTTGTTAAAGTAATTTGACAGTCCCTTTTCAGTTAACTCTTCAGATTCTGCATCTCTTTCTCTTTGTTTCTGTTTTCTCTCCGCATTTAATGTTTTCTGTTCTAATCCTAAACGTAAGTTAGTAATTTTATCTAAATCAACAACTGTATTTCCAACGCCCTCTAAAGTCTTACCAAATCTATTTTGAGCAAGGATAGTTTGTCTTGCAGCAACAATCGATGGAGTTTTGACAGATGCCACTCCAGGATTAATAAACTTGTAGACTTGTATCTTAGCCACCTTGTGCTTTTTGCTCCTTCATACGTTTTTCTTCTTCTTTTAAGAAACTGATTAGAAGATTAAAATAGATTTCCTTTTCCCATGGCATGAGATTATCAATATATTCAAGATTCCACTTATGATGGTGAATTAAAGCAAAATTGCTTTCATAATATGTCTTCAAGTCCATGTGCATGAGGGCTATCCGAAAAAACTAGCTAACCCCTCTAGAACTATATCACTCTCAACATTTGTGTTAGGATTCGTAACCTTAACTGTATGAGTCAGTTTCGGCATGGTTTCAAAGAAATCTTGAATCATTGTGAACTGTTTAGTGTCCATAGATTCAAAAAAGTCTTGTATCTCCTTTTTAGGTACGTCTTGACAGTCATATACCTGCTCTGGATCAGAAATTGTTTTTATACAACTTCCTGCCATTTCAAATACTTGATCAACACCTACATTGTCTTCATCTCCAACAAAGTTCATAGCAACGAAAGTATCTAAACTCGGATACCCCATAGTAATTGTAACCTCATTTGAGATTTTAAGATCGGTCTTATGTCCTCTAGTTTTTTTAACTTTGATTTCATCAAGAGGGATACTTACCTCAACTGTAGTTTCATTATCATCAGGGCAAGTCAAAGAGACTTTAACACTTTCACCAACAGATTTTGTTCTAATCTGTAAGAAAAGGAATTCAATATCAAAAGTTGCTAACTTATCAAGATCTTTAATATCAGTGCAAGCACTAATAATTTCCTTAATTGCATCAATCAGTTGACTTTGTTCGCCAGTTTGAGTTGCGAGAAGTAATAGTTTCTCTTCTTTAACGAGGAATGGTCTGTAATTCACCGTTCTACCATCTGACGGTAGTTTCATTTTGTACTTTGGTACGTTTAACTTAGGTAATGCCATAGATTTCAATTCAGTGTAGTTATTTAGTCAAAAACCCTAGGGGTCAAATTTTTGGCGGGGATTTTTTTACCCCTTTCTGGGAATTAAAAGTTGATTTTCGTTTTAGAAGACTGCGCTATTATATCTATCAAGTTGAGGGATACTATTAGTAAATGGTCCATCAGGATATTGATAGGAACCAGGATCGTTAAAGTCATCGGCAACTGTAAGGCGATAACGTTCATATAATAACCCGATTGTTAGTGTCATTGCTCTAGCTGAGTCATTATTTAATTGAATTGATCCAATATTGAATGGAAATACATTTCTCATCTCCCATACTGCAGTAACTCTATACTTTTTAGCAATAAAATATGGATCTCCACTGTCATTTAGTGCTTTTATCATTTTCTCATCTTGATATACGTTATCTCCCTGACCTCTCTCCCATTTGTATACTCTGAGTGATGGGCAAACATAATCATCGTAAAACTCTACATATTGATTTGAATCAGCAGAAATTCTCATTGTCCACTCCTCAAAAAATGCTCTAGTATATTGTGAACGTGGCATAATAAAAGATATATTCATCTGACTGTACGCTGTTCCAGTTGCATACTTAATTGCTGATCCCACACTTAAGAATGAACCTGAAGTCATCTGTTTACTTGGAAGGTTCACAGAATTGGCATAATAATTTAAAACAGTGCGAAGTTGAGCTCCATCTGGATTTAAATTCTTAGTTGAACTCCCTCCCACTGAAGGTCCTAGGTTACTTTGTAACAACCTAGGTGCAGCAAAATGAACCGAGAACAGGTTAGTATAACTCGGATGATTTTCTTCTTTCTTTGAGAATGCTAAAAACTCTTGATAAGAAGGATACTGTGCTTGTTCTGTGTTAATGTTTGCCATTATACTTTAAGTTCTTTTTCAGTAATCAACATAAATTCCCAGTTTTGATCTTTACAAAATTCAGATGCGGCTTTCCATTTTGCCTGATTGACACTCCAAGTCACAACTTCATTAATATAACGTTTTGTCATTCGTTTCTGAGTTTTAGGTTCCTTTGTCTGTTTTAATGGTTTTACTTCAACCAAATACCTTCTGCCTTCTATCTTTACATAGAAATCTGGGAAGTATCTGTGTCTTTTACCATCAACAGGAGAAATATAGGGAATAATAATCTCTTCACTGCCCCACTCTTGCACCGTACGAGTTGCATCGCACCATTTCATAAATTTATACTCCCAAGATGATCTATAAATAACATTATTGGGGTCACCTTTATACTTTCTTGGAAAGCTTGGTCGATATTTTCCTTGATACCTCATAAATAGATAGAGACCATGTTAGTATTTAGGCAAAAACTTGGCAACAACCTTTCTCGATAACAACAAATACGGAAAAACTACGCTTAGATATCCATTACAACCTCCTGTAATGGATCAAGATTTTAATGGAGACTCAGTAGATGGTTTAACTGGTAAAACAGATTACTTAAGAGTTCGTAGATGTAAGACAGTATATAATGACGGAGGTAAAGATTATTATGGAGGAAATAATTTCCCTAGAAACTCAGGACAAACAAGTCACCACAAATCAATGTGCTACCTTGCCATTCCTGGTGGAATCAATGCTCAATATCAACCAGTTTACAATCAAACAAACTTAGGTATTGGTGGTGCTGCAGCGATCAGTGCAATGAATAATGACTCTTTTGAAGGTGTAGCACAGACCATTCAAGATGCTGCGAAAGCTGTTTTACCAGAGTTTGCTGCTAGTGCAATTACTCAAGGTGCTAATGCTATATCTGGATTTCTAGGTGTGGGTGGTAACTTAAGCACTAATGCTTTAGTAGGTTTAACGAGTGGAAGAGTATTCAACCCATACATTGAGCAGTTATTTCAACAGATGAACTTTAGGAATCATTCCTTTAGTTTTAAAATGTTTGCAAGAAATTATAAAGAAGCGCAAGAGATTAAAAAAATAATTACATATTTAAAAGTTGGTCTTCATCCTACAATTGCAACTGATCAATCATTAGAAATAGGAGGAAAAAGTATAACAGGTACGACAAAAGGAACGGAGGAGACTGAGGAGGAGAAAGATTTAGAAACAACTATAACTGGTACTTCAGCAACTCTTTCTAATCAAAGATTCTTTGGTATCCCTGATCAATATGAACTAGCATTTATGAGAATGAGACCAAGGTCAGGTGAATTTGATAGTGCTACATCATACGCTGGTCCTACAGCAACTCAAAATGTAGATCAAAGTTTAGCTCTACATTATAAAATGGATAAATGTGTTTGTTCAGGTTTTTCTGTTAACTATACACCAGACAATCAGTATACTTCAATGAAAAGAATTGATGGAACTATGATTCAGGTTCCTGCTGTTGTTATGCAGATACAATTTACTGAGATTCGTCTCCTCAACCAAGCAGACATAATAAACGGATACTAATGGCTTATTTTAATTTTCTACCAAATGTATATGTTGGCGAAGGTGTCAAAGATGATGAACCTTTTAAATATCGTTTGGCAAAAAATATATCTCGTAGAATCAAAGTAAGAGAAGATTTAGAAGAGTATGTAACATTTTTTGAATCATATTCATTAAGAGATGGTGAAACTCCTGCGATGGTTGCTGAAGCAGCATTAGGAGATCCATTTTTAGATTGGGTTGTGCTGTTGACTAACAATATTACTGATTTCTATTCTCAGTGGCCAATGAATGAATCGGATTTGCAAACTATGGTAGTTGATAAGTATGGTAACGCAGAAGCACCTCATCACTATGAGACAAAAGAAGTTTTATACAACGGAGTAGTCTTTATAAAAGAAGGGATTGAAGTAAACTCAACATTTAGAGCAGTCATGCCTGATGGGACGACAAAGGGTGAAAGTGATTCACTATATGCAGTATCAAATTATGAACATGAACAGTATCTAAATGAATTAAAAAGATTAATTAAGATTCCTACTACAGGTATTGTAGATAGAATGGTTCAAGAGTTTGAAACTCTCGTTGCGTACGCTCCTCATGCAGAATTAGATGAAGTTAATAATAAGAAATCTCCTCTCAGTATCGCTTCAAGATTCTTTGATGCTGTAGGTTATACTAGTGCGAGTGCAGTTGCATCCTCAGCAACTAGCACTGCGGTATCATCATATGATAACGGACCTTCATCCACCTCTGCGACTGCGGGTGTAGTTACATCTACAACATCAGCAACAACTACTACTACCAACGTAGGCGATGTCAGTAACCAACAAGCATACTCATCAACCAGTTCAACCAGTTCGACCAGTTCGAGTTCCAGTAGTAGTTCTTCTTCTAGTTCCTCCTCTAGTTCTAGTTCAAGTTCTAGCAGTTCTTCTGGATCTGGATATGGTGGCTACTAAAATATTTCCTTCAATACCCACTCATTAGATAAAATAGGATCACCTAAAAGATCTAGTTGTATACCATCTGCGTCTACAATTAGATCTTCTTTTTCTTTGCGACTATGCAACCAGTAATATGTGCCATCCTCTCTCTTATAAAAGTAACTGGTGTTGTGTGAGTCAAGACAAAATACAGCAACTAAATTAGATTCTTTCATAAAAATCACTTAGTGCATCATCAATAGCATCCGTAGGATGTGTGGCATTTTTTTCTATCTGTTCTCTTCTTTGATTTCTGATAAACATACCTTGTATTGCTGTCCAGTGATGAAAGTTAGAAACATCAAGGTCACCTTTCAACTCCTCTTTTGGTAAGAACTCTTTATCAAATGGTGGACAATAAGTTTCTCCCCCATCCAGACGAGGACTACAAGCTTGTGCAGCAGCACACCATGCTACAGAAGCAAGAATCATAGTGGTATAAATTTTATTCATCTTTTTTTAAGACCACAACTGGTGCAATGACTCGATGGAACTCTCTAAAGTATTCCATTCTATCCTTAGCATACTCTCTTTCTTTTGGTTCTTTCTTCTTCATAGTCCTTGCCAGAAAGTATCTACAGGTGTTTGCATATTTCTTGATGCAAGATACAATCCGATATTACACATAAACCAAAGAAGATTAACTACCCATGCTTGTCGCCAACAATACTTTCTGTTGGTCTGTACGATATACATATTTCTCTCATTCATTGATGCATCAACAGACAAAGGTCTGTTCTTCAACCACTGTTCAAAAATAAGAGCGACTACGAATCCAATTGCATAGATATAAAATGCAAAATTAAGAAACGAAGAGGCGGTAAGTAAAAAGGGAATCATAATTAAAAAGAAGGTTCTAAATCACATATCTCATCATAACATATAGAGTATGTTATGTCACCTTTCCAATAGGAAGTATATAATTTATCCCATATTAAAGTAAATTCCTCTAAATCTAAATTTTTAAAAAGAACTTTCTCTTGAAAGTAAATGTGATAAGTTTGGGTCATTCTCCTACTGTATGGATAACAGGAACAACGTTCCTTAGTATATTATATAGATCTCTACACTCTGCTGTGGACACTGGATAGAACTCAGCACTAGGATCAAACCCATCGTACCTTGTTGCTTGATTTATTACTATTGATCCTTTCTCACCTGACACTGACCTATGAAATGTATTGCGTGGTATAACTAACGCACCACTGTGTCTGTTGAGGTGTACTATATGCTATTGACTCTTCCAGTCTCTGTTGACTAACTCAAACGTTCTCTCTCCCTG